CTAGACACCTCAAACTTAATACTTCCTGAATCAACAAAAACTAAAACAACAACAGAAAAAATTAAAAATAATAATACAATAGGCCTTACTGATTTAGTTAAAACGTTTCCATTTAACATATCATATTTCCATCTTTCAGTTACGTTTTTTTGCATATCAGATTCTGCTTGAATCCAAATTTGTTCCATTTCTTTTTGGAATTTTGCTTTTTCGTCTTTTGTTCTTATAAATCTATCAGCAACCCCAGCAATTTTATCAACTACACTTACACCGGCATCACCAAATATTTTTGTTAATATTTTATTCATCTTGTAAAAATACAGTTATTAAAAGCATACTAATTGCAAAAGCAATTACCATAAATACAGATTCCGCAACCATTACAATTCATCTATTAAATCAATTAATTTGTTTTCAATTCTTAAAAAAATTTCTATTCTTTGTACACCTTCCCACTCTTTTAAACCATCCGCAACGTCCATTAAAGTATTTATTTTTGATATAGTTTGATTTACTTTTAATTGATTATTTACATCTTTATCAGATAAATTTATATCGCTTAATAATTTCATTTTTTATAAACTTTATCTTCTAAACTATTTAATCTTCTATTAGTTTGTTCTTCATATTTTTCTAATTCTTTTATTAAATAATCAATTTTTTGATTAATAACTTTTGTATCATCCTGTTCAATTTTATATTCAGGCAATGTTTTAGCTACTTCAATTTCTGCGGTTAATTGTGAATATGTCATGGTTAATGAAATAATTCCGCCAACTAATAGCCCTAAAAATTTAATATCAATTTTTATATCGCTCTTACCATCCCCGTCAACATCAAGAGCTACTTTTTTGTTTGTTATATCGTCCATATTTTGAGATTTAGATTTCATCAAAATTAATAATTTTAATTGACAGATGTTTTTGCGAATCTAATATGTTAGCAATAATTGGAAAAATTCTTTTATAACAATTTGATGATTGCCCTAAAAACGGCTCTTTGCTAATATTTTGTGATATAACATCCCCAATAAGTAAACAGCCATGTGTATGCTCAGTAGTATTACCGCAATGAATAAGAATAAACTCAAAATTAGGAACATTAGTAATGTGTAAGACGCCTCTTTTATCATTGTGAAGATTAGGAAACCTTTTTTTGTATTTAGTGAAATAACCGCCTTCCGTTCTGTATTTAATTTGATAAGTGCCTTTAGGTATGCGAGTTTCTCCAAAAACTTTTGTTTCGCGTTTTTCATCTTCAAGACTAAAGCATAAAAAATCTTTTTTGTTTGTTTCATCATCAACTAAATATAATATGCCTAAGGTACTATCTTTTTGTGAACTATAACGGTATAATTCTAATCTCATAACTCTTCAACAAGATTTGAAAATGTTAATATGCCTCTGTAAATAGTTTGTGTTTCTGTGTCTTCTGTTATATATGTAATCCCATCATTTTGTGCTGATATACATTTGAAGTTGTCTGAACTTAAATCAAAAAAAGTATTTCTTGAAATTAATCTTTGTGTAATTTGATTCATAGCAAGATTAGCATCTAATTGACCACCTGTATTAGTATCGAATGCGGTAACTATTTCAACTTGCGTTTGTATATTATTTAAATAAGTGTCTTTAATATTATCAAAAATTAAATTGCTTATAGAAGATATTAAAATATAAGGTTCACTTGCCGATGATGGAACTACATTATAAACCGGAACATTCGCGCTATTAAGCGTAATGTTACCATTTAAAGCAGTAAAAACTTCTTTTCTTATTATATGACTTGCGTCTTTCATTATATTTTTTTTATTTTTCTTCTTAAACTTTTAATAAATTCAAATGTTGCTAACTTTATAGCCGGTCTAAAAAACGGTTTTCTTCCCTGCAAACTTCCTCTTCCAACTTTTCCAAACTCTACAAAAACTGCATAATTAATTTTATATCCAACAACATAATTAAAAGCTTTACTTTCTAAAAATAATGACTGCCTTAAATTTCCAGTTATTACTGGTACAAAATCAGTGGATATTTCTGCTATTCTTGAAACATATTTTTTTAATTCCATATCAAAACCTTGCATAGGTTTTACAAATTTATTGAGCTTTTTCATTTTATTATTAAACTTAATCCTATCTGCTCTTCTTAATTCTATCCCTGATTTTCTAGCCATATTATTGCTGTTTATCTGCCAATATTTTATAAGTATATAAATCTTCTTCAAACATTTGATTTATTCGATATTTATTAGAATCGTTAGTTAAAAACAAAACATCTCCACGTTGAATATTTGTTGTTGCAGTATTTTTTCTTAATATTAATTCAATACCTGTTTGTAAAATTCTTTTGCCATCTCTAAATATCATTTGTCCATCTAAATATTTTCTGTCCGCCCAAAAAGTTCCAACAGTAGATTGAGATGATGTAAACCCTCCGTAACCATCTGCGGAATTTGCATTTCTTTTTACTGTAACTCTATATCTTAAATCGCCTGCTTTTATCATAATTCATTATAATATATATATGGTGATAAAATACTTTTAACATTAGTAGGAAGCTCCGATACAGTTATTCCTTTTACAAAATCATTTCGGTTATCATAATAACTTGTTGCAAGTTGTTTTATAGCAAGCTTTAAATTATCATACGATAAGCCGGAAGTTGTATATACAATTTTTATATTTTTTGTATGAGCAGCAGTAACTTCAATATATTTATCTTCTATCCCATAATCGTCAAAATTAATATTAGATAAGTTTCCATTAGCGTCTTGTGTTTGGACGCTTGTAATGGCGTTTATGGGCGCATACGGCAAAACTATTTTAACTCTTCTTCTATACAAATTACCATATTCGCCAGAAGGATTAATATTACTAACAAATAAAGTTCTTGTTTTAGCAACAATATCTCTGTTAATAATTGCCTCACATTTTTCTCTTGCTGCTTTTATCATCTCAGCTACTATTGTATCATCGTCTGACGTTTCAATTCTAGCATAAGATTTTAATTCAGAGTTAGCAACTATTTCACTACCCGTTACAGAATCTACTTGAACGCTAATCATTATTTGCTTTCTTTTTTACCTTTAAACTCTTTTGTTTCTTTAACTGCCTTTTCTTCTTTCGTATCTATTTTTTCTCCCCATCCTTTAGCAATCCATTTAGAAACATTTTCACTAGGCACATCTATAATGCTTCCAGCTTTATAGTTTACGCCGTCTTTAATTATTTCTATTTTACATTTAATTTTCATAATACATAAATTTTGATTTAAACAAAGATAAAAAAAAAGAGCAACTAATTTAGTTGCCCCTTTTATTATAATAAGTATTACTTATTATGAAGTCTCTAATGCTGTTTTAGCAGTTGAGAATGCCCCTTTTACAAATGCTTTAGGTAAATAAATTGAATGTGCTATTCTAGCAATTCCTCTTACAGACACTAAATATTTGCTAAAGTTATCAGAATCCTCATAACCAAAATCAACTCTTAATCCTTCTCTTTGCCATACTTGACTACCTTGCGAGAAGTCACCTACAACAAAATTACCAGCAGACATTTTATTATTCATGTAAACTGGAACACCGTTAATTCTAAAGAACCCATCAGCAGATACAAGTGAATTACCTCTTAGGTATTCATTAGTAGTATCTTTTAATAATGCAATCTTATGAAAATCAGTTGGATTTAAAACAATACCATTAGCTGCATAATTTGAAAGAGCAAGTTGATTCATTGCAACATAAAGAACGTCAAGTTCTTGTGCTGATTCAATCGCACCAGCAAATCCGCCAGCTGCAAAAGTTGTACCGCCATTCATTAAACCTAATAAATTAGGAGAACTACCGGAACCACCTATTAATTGGTCATCAATAACCGTATTAATTTTTGCAGGTAATCTTTGTGACAAGTACGAAGAAAGACCCGGCGTATCGTCAAGCATCTCTTGTGAAATTGTCATTACAGCAGTAGTTTTTTGAACTACCGCATCTTCAGCTGTTAACTGGAATTCGCTATCAGTCGGAGCAGATCCTTCAGCTGTATTAGCAGCATTGTCAGTGTAAGCAGATTCTTTTACATATCTAATTACATTTGAATCTGTTGAACCAACAGGAATTATACCCATCATGTTAGTAATGTTAGATGGATCTCTTTTAATACCATCAACTCTAGTAACACCAGCAGCATCTCTAGCAGAATTTGCACCAGCAAAATCAGATGATATTAAAACATCTGCTTTTAAATCTAAATGCGCATTTCCTCTTGAGCCTTCTTTCATTGCTTTAAATGATTCGCTTTTATTAAGCGCATCACCAAAAACTTCAGACTTAGTTTTGTAAACATTATCAAAGTTGTCTTTTTTATTTTCAACTTCCATTTTGTCTAATCTTTCAACTATTTCTGAATGTTTTTCAGTAAGGTTTTTAACCTCACCTTTAATTACAGTATCAACATCGTTGTTAACATTATCTTTGATTTGCAGAGCACTTTTCTCCAGCTTTTCATCAATAACATTACAAATATCGTCTAACTGCTTTTTTATATTCTCATCCATTATTTTGAATTTAAATTGTTAAACATATAATTAATTATTGAATCTGAAGTTGTATTATCTTCTTTGGTTTCTAAGTGTGTATTATCACG